ACTTTGGATATTTGCCTTTGTCTGCATCTCCACGACCACATGGTTCATACCCGCCACCTTTTTTGGGCGTGAAATATCTACCCAGTTTTCTTTGAACCAGTGAGCAAGACCACCTGATGCTTTAGCCATGGTTACTTGCCTACTGTTTTGCGTTTAATTCCAAAAGAGTCAGTCCAAGCATTTGCTTCTTTGAGAATTTGACTTATCGGTGCATCAAGTTCAATCACATTCATTTTTTGGTCATTGCCCAAACGACCATCTCTTGCATCTCTACCAACTGTTGCCGCCCAACGATGATGACCGTCAACGACATAACCATCACGAGAAACAAAAATTGGTTCTGCCGAAGGGTCATAATCTTTTGAAGTCATCATGCCGCCAACTTTTTCGCCATTCATATCTTGTTGAGTTGCCTTAAGTTTGTCGGCACGAACTCTTTTTGGTTTTGATGCAGATATTCCTGCTTTGTCAAGATGAGCCAAAAAGTCTTCAGTTCCATCAACTTCATCTTTAGGTTTTTTGCCATCTTTAACTCTTTTTGCATTTTGCTTTGCCAGCAATTTTTCGGCTTTAGAACCCTTAACAACTTCGCCTTTTGCCTGTGGCATTGCATCACGAGGAATGCCTTTGTTGCCAGCGCAAAACAAGTTTGTGCCTTTTACTGAGACTTTGCAAAGGTCATATCTAATGGCATTTTTTTCGCCACGCTTTTCGGCATCTTGAGCCATTTTTGCAAGTTCTTTAATCAAAGTGTGAGCGCCTTTAACATCAGGCATATCTATGGTTTCGCCAGCAAGGACTCTTTTTATTCCTTCTTCAATTGTTTTGGCAGTCTTTATGCCGCCTTGTTTTTTAGATTTTTTTTTACTGCCTTTAACTGAGCCGCCAACACCTGCACCACTTTTGCCACGAGTCCACTGGTTTCCACGGAAAGGATGTCCAGGGCCTTCACCTTTAGACATACTTCTTTGCTCTGAAATTGCTATGGCAAGTGCTTGTTGTGGACTAGTGACTTTTTTACCCGAAGAAGATTTTAATTTGCCAGCCTTGAACTCTCGCATAACTGTGGCAACTTTATTCTTCTTTTTTTTCTTTGCTTTAGAAATTGCTTTTTCAACAATTGCAACCTGAGCCTTACGCATAACCGACCAGTATTGAGGGTTGTATTTTTCAACTGATTGTGGTTCGCAAGCGCATTTTTCTACTTCGGTAATTTTGTCAAAAGCAATCTCTTCGTTATGACGCTTGCCAGTGCCATGAACAGAGAAGCCTACATATCCACCTTTTTTAACTTCATTCCAAACACGGTCATCATTTACCTTAAAGCCAACCCACCAACCGATAGGAACTATTCCCATTGGAATTCCAAGTGCCAATTGCTTTTCTTTTGAGAGAACAACCGATTCAACCATGGTAGAAACGCCTTTTCGGATATGCATTTCGCCACCATCTCGTGACTTCAAAACATAGTCGTAAGCGGCTTTTTCAAGTTCATCTTCGGACTCAATAAAGTCTTCTTGCCTATCTAGAAGAATCTTGTCGTTAGTGTCTTTGATAACCGATGCCCAGCCAAAAACCAATTGTTTCTCTTGGTCAATTTTGACGATAGTTCCGTTCGCAACTTTAGACATATTGGCAGATTATAGAGCATATAGTCGCCAAGATGAAAGCGTTAATTCAAAATAGAGACTTTGATAACCATGGCTTTTGGAATTGCGATGATATTGTCGTATGACTCATGTGAAATATGGGATTGGGCAATAACCAAGTGGTCTTTTTTGACTTCGGGCAAAACCCACCCTACTGTTTCAACTACCCATGGTTCGTCAACAATGTCGTCAATATCTATCCAAGAATGCGAAATGGAGTGGGCATCATTCCACGAAACTTTTACGAGTGCTTTGTCCATTCGGCAATACTACTCGTTTTAACCATGGTAAAGCATCTAGCAAAAACGGCTATTTTGCTTGTAAATTAAGCGTTTTTAGGATTCCAGTATCCACGAGAATAAACATCATCTACATTTACCTTGTAAATTTTGCCATTTCCACGCTGAACATACCCTAAGTGTTCTTTGCCATTTATGCCGTCAAAAATTCCAACACTGTAGAGTTTTGAAGATTCACTAGTAGCAACAAGTTTTGCATTGGTCGGAATAAAATTCACAGTACCCCTAAACATTTTTGATAAATCTTTTGATTCCGCTTCATCTGCAAAAATAATTTTTGACGCTGGCACACCAACACTAATTAATCTGTCAACTATTGTTTCTCCACCAAAATCTTCGTCTTCAAAGTCTCTGTATTCTACTGGCAAAACAATATATTTAATATCTTGTTTTTTTACTCCACCATGAATTTGCGCTTCAAGATATCCACCAACATCGCCAGAGCCAAAAACTTGTGATGATGCTGTAAATTCGCTACTGCCATGATATGTAGGAAATGATAACTCTGAATGTGTAGTTACCATGTTTAACGAATCGCCTTCGTTCCAAGTTGTTCTTGCGTTTGTTTTTTTGTCAACAACTAGAGCAATTCTTCCGTATTGCGAAGCCAAGCCATTAATTTCTGAATCAAAACCTTGAGGGTGAACTTGACCATAAACAGGTCTTAAAGACGGTTCTAGTGACGGGTGTAAAGAAAAAGACGCAAGTTCTTGTGCCGCTCTTTGCCTAGTGCTTAAAACTCCACGACTTGAACCAGTTTCAAATTGAGTTTTGTATCTTCCATCTTCAGGAGTAAAAATACGCATTACTACATCTTCTTCTGCATTTAAGGTTACAACTTCATCACCATCTCTGCCACCAAAAATCATTGACCTAGAATCTCTTTCTATCTTGTCTAAATCTAGACCACCATCTGAGGCAATTGTTTTATCAAAACTATCTTCCATTTCTGACCATGGTTTTGACCTTTGACCAATGTAGATTGAAGCCCTTCTCATTCTGCCTTGAATTCTTGCACGGGCGTGAAGACCTTCAAAAACAATTTTTGCTTCTTGTGGTGTAAAACCAAGTTTTCCCAATTGTGATTCAAGAATACCAAATTCTTTGCCAGTCATGTTGAAATTTTTTGTGTATTCCAAAACCATTTCTGAATAAAGTTTTGCTATTTCAGGGTTCATTGAATTAGGCATTAACCATTCAATCGGTGCGCCAGTTTTTCTAGCAACTTCCAAATCGTTTGTTGGTTTTGGTAAAGCATCGTAACCTGAGTGTTGCATAATTTCTCCGTCAAGAGTTGCATCGCCACCAAACAATTTTCCTTGACTGGGTGTTCTTCCACCATTAGGTGCAAAAGTGAATCTACCGAGTTCATCATGGTACGGATTGAACTTTTCAATATCATAGGGTATTGATGCACCATCGGTTAGATAAACCATAAGTGGGTGAGTCGGTGACAGTGTAAGTAAATTCAAAACTTTTGTTTTTCTAACCATGGCTTTCAAAAGTGCTTCGGGTGTTGGAATACCAAAGCCAGTATCGTTGCCGTTTAACACAACTTTTACGAACGGCAACCATCGCTTGTAAAAAGTTTGTGTGCTTTTTACTCTTGAACGACCAAGCAACCACCAAGCCGTAAATCCTTCTGCGAGCATTTCGTAAACATCAGAAGTGCCATATTTTGCAGGAGTTTCCAAGCCGAATTGTCGTTTGGCATTCGGGTTATTTGCATTGACATAAGTGTAGTGATGACCAATCTCGTGAACTGCTACGCCATATGTATATTTGGCAACCAAATCTTCTTGAGATGTAACAACTGGGTAATCGCTTGTGTAATTGGTTTGAGCAACAGTTGGTGCGTTTAATATGCGAGGGCCTGAATCATTCGCAACTTTGTCGGCAATTAGTTTTGCTCTTCGGTCATCGGTATAATCAATGACCATATCGCCTGCTCGTTTATCTTGGTCGCCAGCGTATTCGCCATCTGCATCTCTCAATGCAGTAGTAAAACTAATTGTCAATTTATCAATCGGAATACCCATGGCTTTAGCCTCTTCTAAGGCTTGTGCCGTAGCCTGCATTTGTCTTTTAGCATTTTTACCTTTAGCAAAATCGGGCGTTATGGTTATAGATTCAACGCCTAACTTTTTAATTGACTTTTCAACTTGAGAAACTGTTTTGCCATAACGCTTATCTGCTTTGTTTTCAGGCAAAACTTGTGCAATTCCATTTGCATCGGGTGGCATCAAAAGTTTGCTAGAGCCTTCTGCGGCAAGTTTTTCTACAGCCGCTTTACGCTCTGCGCTACTAAAACGAATAAGTGAAGTTACTTTTCCTTTAAGACCCAAAGCCCTGCGATTCATTTTTGGCTTTGCAGAAATTCTTTTTCCAGCAGGTGCAAAAGTAAAACGCCCCAATTCATCATGGTAAGGGTTGAACTTGCTTAAAACATATTGTTCAAATTTCTCATCATCAGTTTTGCCAATGAATAAACGCTTTTGTGCCGCAGACATGGCGATACCTTGCGAGCAACGACAATTCGGATGTATTGCTGATGGATAATCCACAAAACCGTTTGGTGTTAACCATTGTTCAAATATGCCAACTTCAACATTGTTCATCGGCCCACATATCTCACATACACGCTCGTCGTAACTTGTAGTCCAAACACGCTTTGCATCAGGTGGCAACGAACCATCGGCTACTGCTTGTCGCCAAAATTCTGCCTGACCAATACCAGTGGCACGAGCAATTTCTGTTCTTGCGATGGTGTTGGCACGATATCTCAACAATCTGTCTGCATACTTGTCGGCTAATTTTTTGGCGTTTGCTTTTGTAGCACCACTTTGAATGAGTGTGTCGTAATATCGGTCAACTGCATCCGAATGTGCAGGCAATAAACCAACACGGCTTTCAATTATCTTTACTGCTTCACGCCGAGTAACAATTCCTTCCATGGCATCGCCAATAACTTTGTCAAGAATCTTTTGTGAAGTTTGAGAAAGATTAGTTGAAAGGTCAACCGAAATGTTCCTCGCCGCTTCAATGATGGTTGGATTTTGAACATTAAATCCAATGTTGAGTCCAATTTTTTCGTCTGTAATTCTTGCGGCACTCCCCATGGCTTTACGAGCAATAGCGTTCAACTTTGATGTGTCAATCTGCAACGACATAAGGCTCGTTGGTATTGTCGCTACGCTTGAATAATATCCACCTTCAATTTGGTCTAAAAGTTCTTGCAAACTCTTTCGCCTTGAAAGTTTTCGCATCTGTGCGATGAATTCTGCGGCGAACTCTGCTTCTAGTTTGTCGGTAATAGCGTAAATTGCATTCGCCAAAGACTGCCCACTAAGAATTGCCTTTGGCATATTATTCTTCGCTTAACTCTAGTGCAATCTTTTCCACTGATTCTTCAGTATTGGCTACAACTTTAGGCTCTTGTGCTGGCGGTTGTGGTTTTGCTGGTTGTGGTTGTTGAGCCTGCGCTTGTGGTTGTGGTTTTGACATATCACCCTTGGCGCTTTCACGCTTTTCAGGCAATTTGGCAATAGAGCGCAGATGATTTTCAAGTGCATCATCAGGAAACAGTGGAACTCCTGCACCTGCAAGAACCTGAATGTAGTTGCCAAGTTCGCCCAATGGTGGAGTTTCAATATCGCCGTATTCAATGGTTGGCAGTTTCTTTAGTTCAAAACCATTGACCTTGAAGAGTCTAGGAATAGCGTGTTCATTAAATACAGAGCGAATGATTTCAAGCCAGCATCGCAATGAAATTGAAAACAAGTTTGTTTTGTCGGATGAAAGAGCGTAACTACCATTAGCGGCTTGACCTAACAAAATAAAGTCTGCCAAAACACTCGTAGCAATTCTTTGGTCGTATCTTGTAATAATTGTGTTCGTATCAAAACTTCTATTTCCACCTGCCGAAATGAGTTCCATGCGATACATCAAATTGTTTTTGTCATCGTAAATTGCAGGCAGAATCATGCCCTCTTGTTGGTCACGGCGAATGTTACGAATTGCTGACTTGTAATCCTCGTAGATTGCCTGCTGTGCGGCAGGTGCATCTGTTCGCATAATGTCAGGGTCAACATACATAACTGGAAAGCCAGCCAAGTCTCTTTCAACACCGATTGCTTCAATCTCTTCAATTCGGCGCTTGAAATACCATGGTCGGTAGGCGTTTCGCAGAATAGAACGACCCTCAGGGTTGTTTTTATCCGAAGTAGTTCTGAACAAAAGAGCCTTGCCAATCGGAATTGTCTTCAGGGTGAAGTCGGGTGGAGAAGACTGCACCATGGCTGTAACGCCGCCAGCGTCATCAAACTCCCAGTATTGGCGTGTATCTTGCGCTCTAATCGGTATCTTGCGCCAGCCAATCAAGCCATCTGTGTATTTTGAACGAGTTTCGCTACTGTTCGTATCAGGCCCTAATCGTTTTTTGTAAACAATTTCGTGATACGAAAAACCGTAAGTAAGCATTGACAAAATTTCGCTAATCAAATCTTCCCAAGAAGTTGACATATCTTGGATGCAGGATTCCACAAATTTAGCGGCTCTTAAATCTTCATTAGCCGATGATGCCGACTGAACTCGCCATGATACTTGGCGAACCAATTTGTCAATAGCGAAAAGAATAGCGCCAACTACAGGGTCGTTATCACGCATTTCACGGTATGTCTGAATTGCCCGATACCCTTGTAATTGGGGCAAAAACTCTTCATAAACATAGCCATTAGAACGCCGTAATCCAGTAGCGCCTGCTTCTCTAAATAAACCTTTATCGCTTGCCACTAAGCCTCCGAACGCAAATCGTAGCAGAAACTAGCACACTTAACCCTATAAAAGCAAAAACCCCACTGCATTTTATTGCAGTGAGGCTTTTACCTAGCGTATTCGCTAAGGTTTAACGACTGCGCTTATTGGCTTTCTTTGCTTTCTTTTTGCCACCGACTTTGCCACGCTTTTTAGCGGCTTTCTTTGAGCCTTTACGACCCTTTCTGCCACGACCGCCTTTGCCAGTTTTTCCACCAGTGCCACCAGCACCGTTGATTACTACTGCATCGTCACTAAGAGCAACGATGTTAAACATCTTGATTGACATTACTTTCTCCGATTTGCTTGTTTGGATATTGCAATTAGAACAATACGGCAACTAACTATTGGAGTAAATCTACATCAATGCGTCAATAATTAAAGTCTGTCGGCTTGCTTCTTGTCGTTTTTAGTTTTGATTGAAAGATAATAAAGCCGTGTTGGTATGCAAACAACATTTCTATCTTTGCCAAACATCTCTTGAAACTGTTCATGGTCTTTAGGATGACTGTATATCAAAAGATTTTCAGGGTTAGCAACTTCAACTGATTTCTTAGTCCATTCAAGGTGCATCTTTGCTTCTTCAGGAGTAACAGACGCATTTGTTCGTTGTGTACCAACTAAGTTTTGAGTTTGAATTGATGCCCATGGTAAACGCTTCGGATAAGTTTTTGACGCAAGTTTAAGAAACTCTTCGTCTTCACGAATTTGAAGGTCGGGCATTACACGCACACCAATTTCTTGCAAGTAGCGACCAATCCATCGTGAACGATACAACTGCCACAAAGATGCTGCTCTTGGCATATCGTTTGGCGTGAAGTTTGGCGTAATTGCATATTTAATTCCAGCGTGTAGAACTTTGCTCATGTGGCTTACGACATTATCCCACCATGGGTCAATGTATTCATCCCAACAATAAAACGAAAGAAAAATTTTGCTTAGGTCTTTCATGCCCGAAGTGCTGTCAACACCCCAATTGTAAAGCCAGTAACCATCCCAATCCATTTCTCTAGTAGCACTACCAGCCCAAGTGTGTAATGGTTGGGGTAATTCTTCAATCATCATGTCTTCACGCAAATATGGGATTTCCCAAAATGTAGCGCCTGAAAATATCAGGTCGTCTTTTAGCGTGTAAACACCACTTAAATCATCAGGCTTCTTTTCAATTTCTTCGCCCTCTTCTTCTTCACCATCAAAAACAATGTCATCGCCATCACGAGTAGCACTAGCAGTTTCGCCTAAACCAACAGATAGCAAAGGGTCATTTTGTGAGAGTGTTTCTTCGCCTGCATTATTTGATGCCCAAATAACTTGCTCAACATCTGCGGCAGTTGCATTAAGAATTGCATCCATGTCTGCGCTTGAGTATCCAGTACCATCGGCAGTGCCTAGGTCACGCAACAACTCTGCAAGAATTTGCCCGTCATAATCTGCCAAATCATTTGTTTTGTTGTCTGCGAGAACAATTCGCTTTGCGGCAACATCGTCAACATCCACGAACACAACTGCAATTTCTTTCCAACCAAGCGATTGAGCGGCAAGCCATGTGTGGTTTCCTGCAAGAATTTTTTTGGTAGATTTTTGAACAACGATTGGTCGGTACTGTTTATTTATCTCTAAAGATTCGGCAATCGCTTTTACATTACCCTTGCGAGGGTTTTTGTCATAGCCTTTTAATTCCGAAACTGGAACTAAAACTGTCTCGTTAGCAATAATCGTCTGTGGGTTCTTCGGCATAATCATCTCCTTTGATTATCTTAGTTGCTTCTTTTCTTTCAATTTCGGTTAATCCACCTGCAATGCCCTTTATGAGAATTGTTTCAATTGACCAAATTCTACAGTGTTCTAGAACTGGGCATTGTTCGCATAATGCTTTGCAATCTCTCACTACCCTAACACGGCTACAACCCTGTTTGTGATTTATGCAACGAACACTGCAACGATGCCTAAAGAATAGCGCTGTTTTTTCTTTACAAAGTGCGTATTTACGCCACTCTCTGTTCAAGAAATTGTCTTCCGTAGAGGGCAATGGCGGAAGCGTCATAGACATCTTGATTTCCTGACGCTGACTGGTAGAGAGCATCCCATCTAAGTCGTAGATATTCTCCGACTTCTCTCTTGTCTGCATTTCCTTTACCCAAGACTGCTTTTTTCCAACTTGAGACATTGACTGGGTATGTCGGACATTGCCTCTCATAAAGTGTTGCCTGAACTGCACCTGATGTAAAACATTGCACCATGGTTGAACGCACCCCACCACGACCTAAAACTGGCAATTCGTAAAAACAATGAATTGGCAAATCTAATTCGCCACCATTTATTTTGTTTACCCATTTTTTAGTTTCGCCTATCGTTTCTATTGTAAGTAGCCGAGCGTTATGGCAGGCTTCAGGCCCACTTTTACCAAGGTTCTTACTCACTGTAACACGAAAATGTTCTTTGTAGAGAGTTACAAAAGCAATATGCGTAGATGCAGGGTCAATACCAATAACTATATGGGAATTATTTGAGTTTTGGTGGCTAAAATTTTTTGGAGTACGACTAACCATGTGACATAGAGTAGTCCAGTTGCGCCCAAGTTACTCGCCTACTACCCAAGTCAATTGCTCTTAACGCCAATTCCGTAAAGGTTCTTAACTCGCCAGTACGAAATTTGTAATAACGACTGTTTTTTAGCACCGAACCTTCTGATTCTGCTCGTTGTAGCAACATGGTTAATTCCATTGCACGACTGTAAACGGCATTTGCATACTCCATAAGCGTCATTTCTTCGTTATCAATTGGTGGTGGTACACGCCCCATTAGAACTTCAACATATCCATCAAGTTCTTTTCTTAAATCTGAAATTGGTGGTATGCCACTATTTAGATGAACGGAACGCAACGATGTCGCTTGGGGTGTTGCACCCGTGACAGATTTGCGAATACGAACACGAGTTGTAGGTTGCGCCTGTTTTATTTTCACAATCTTCTAGCCTTTCAGGTAGGTAATCGTTTGTAATTGCATCGTTAAGAGATTCAAGTATTTCTTTTATTTCTTTAATTATATTTGGGTCTAAGTGAATTGGAATTTCATGCCATTGCTGGGTTGACTTACACTCGTAAACAATTGCCGCTTCTTCTAATCCACTGGCAAGTAAATATGCGTGAACTTGTTTAATGTGCGCTGGCAAAGCGCCCCGTGCTTGAATTTGTTTGAATTGGCTTGTTCCTTTTAACTCAAACATCCACTTTTCTTCGGCGTTTATGCCATCCATTGAGCCTTCAATACGGTATTCACTTGAATACACTGCAACTTCAATATCAGTTAATACGCCTGCTTCAAGCAACATAATTTGCCAACGGAGATGGCGAAAGTGACCATCGTTGAAAAGATTTTGTAGTGTCGGGTCGTACACTCGCAAACTTGGTGCATCATGGTAGCCGTACACTTGCGCTCGCTTGCACTGATACAACTGTGATGGGTGAAAAGCACCTGCACGAGACTTTGATACTGTCGGCATCAAAATACTTGATATACGATTGTAGATATCAGGGTTAGTTATGTGAACGCCATTTGGATGATTTACTAACCATGGCGTAATCTTCGGCGTTATTCTTGAGTTCATTTTTGCAAAACGAACTGCTTGTTTAAGTTTCACTGCTTGCCTCTCTTAATGTTGATGGTGGCTGTAATATCTGAATCCGTAAAATAAATTACGAACACTGGTTCTTTTAATTCCAAAGCACCACGCTTCCATAAAGCAAAGAGTTCTTTGCCTTTGATTGTGTATGTTTTGTTTGCATCTTTAATTTCATAAATTGTCTCCTTATCGGATGCGTCATGCTTAATGCGTAAAGCGCCTGATGCTGGATGAACTCTTGCATTTCTTTTCTTTGCAATTACTTTTTCGGTTTTTCTGCCTTCTTCTTGACGGGTTCTTGTTTTCCATCTTGGACTTGAATGAGAGATTTCCGAATGCTTTCCTGAATTTTCGGATTCGTTTCCAAGTAACCACGGAACTTGTCTAGACCTATTTGTTTTTCGTTTTCGTACACCCACCATGACCTGCCTTCGTGTTTGATAATTTCGTTGAGTAATCCACATGAAATCAGATATCCAATTTCATCTACTTTCCCTTGCAATAAATCAAAGGTAAAGATTGCTTCGGTTGACGGTGCAGACAATTTGCTTTTTTCTAGTGTCGCACGAATTTTAATTCCAGTAATTGAATTGACTTTTGTTTTGTGACCTTCATCATCAAAACCATCGGTAACTTCTTTTACCTTGCCTGCCTTGCGTAACGACACCCGATATGAAGCGTAATAAGGTAACGCTTTGCCACCTGCTACAACTTCAGGGTCGCCAAACATTACGCCAACACTCATTCTTGTTTGATTGATAAACATAATCGCCGTATTGCGATTTGCAGATGTTAGTTTTCTCATACCCAAAGACATAAGTGCCGCTAGTCGTGCAGGTTGCACCGACTCTTTAGACATTCGTTTTACACTTTCTGCTTGTGGAAGAGTTGCGGCAACTGAATCCCAAACAATCAAATCCACACCATTGCGTATGAGTGTTTCCGATGTATCAATGGCTTCTTCGCCAGTATCAGGCGCTTGATAGATAAGAGAATCGGTATCCACGCCCAATGACCTAGCCCATTCAGGGTCGTAGGCGTGTTCGGTATCAATCAAAGCACAAACGCCACCTGATTTTTGTGCTTGTGCAATGGTTGAAAGACCGATATAAGACTTGAGTGTGCTGTAAGCACCAAACAATTCTGTAAACCTACCTTTGGGGATTCCACCATTCAACAAATGGTCAATCGGCAAAACACCCGTAGGTATATATTCAACTTTCAACCGTTTATCGTTGCCGAAAATAACAGTGTTTTTTCCGAGCAAATCATTTATTTCTTGTGCAACTTCTTGTGCTTTGTTCATGTTTCTCCTTAGCGTTTGATGCCTAGTGATTCTAGCGCACCGTTGTCACGGAGTTGTTTCATTACGCCAGTTAGCACCTTGTCTTTATCCCAGTTTTTTCCACCAGTAACATTTCGTGCAGGGCATCGTTTAATCATGTCTTCAATTGAAGAATATGGTGCGTGTTCAACTATGACTTCTGCACAGTTTTTCCCCACACCCTTGATTGAAGATAAACCACGCCTGATTGCATTGTTTTTTCGGTCAATTGACCAAGACACGCCCGACACATTCACATCTGCCGAAAGTATCTTGATTCCCATTCTTCTCGTTTCTTTTTCGTATTGTTTTTCTTTATGACTGCCGACAGTTGTTTCAAGCAATGCTGAGTGGAATTCCAATGGATAATTAATTTTCAGATAAGCCAACTGATAACCCAAAATGCTGTATGCAGTGGCGTGAGAACGATTGAACCCATACGCCGCAAATCCTTCTACGAGTTTCCATGCCGATGTTATTTGCTTAGAACTCATACCATCGTTTTTACACAATTGCTTGAACTTTTCTTTGTTTCGTTCAAATACTTCATTCGCATCTTCGGAATATCCTGCAACTGCGTGTTTGCCCTTAACTGCCTTTAGAAAAGCATTGAGTTCAACTACTGGCATACCTAAGTCACGCATAATTTCAAGCACCTGCTCTTGAAAGCATGGTACGCCAAAAGTTTCTTTCAAATGCTTTTTGAAAACTTCACTTGGGTATGTCACGCCATCAGGGTTTTGACGGTTCTTCAAGAATTTGCTCACATATCCACTATTGATGGTCGCAGGTCTATAAAGAGCATTTACAAGAATCAAATCTTTTACCGAATTGACTTTGACTTCTTTGCATCCACGAGCCGCAGTCCACCCTTCCATTTGAAACACTCCAGTGTCCGTGTATCCACGCTGTAGAAACTTGAAAGTTTTTTCATCTTGTAGTGGAATCCATTCGGTGTTGTTTTTGCCAATCATTTCTAGGCATCGGCGTAGAGTTGTTAGTGAGCGCAAGCCAAGCAAATCAATCTTGACAAACCCTGCATCTTCAACATCATCCATCATCATCTGCGTAACCATGGTGTCCGATGATGGAATAAGCATCTTAGGAATCCAGTCTTTGAGATTATGCAATGGTGGTGCAGATACCACGAATCCTGCCGCGTGAGCGCCTGCACTTCGGCGTAATGGCATATCTCCTAATAGCCGTAGTCTTCTTGCATCATTTGGATTTACAACATCCAAATCGTGCAAATTCTGAACTCTGCCAAGTGTTCTAGCAAATTTATCGCCAAGTATCTTGCGCTTTGCGCTCATGTATTGCACGAATAATCCACCACGACCTGTTTCTTCATCAAAAGAGAGTCGGTTGTATGTGCCAATTTGTGTAATTTCGTATCTGCCTTTTAGATAGTTCACGACATCATCACGCCTAACATCTTCAATGTCTAGGTCAATATCGGGTGGTCTTGTTCTGTCAATCGTCAAGAATCTTTCAAACATCAAATTCCATTCCAACGGGTCAACTTGTGTGATGCCAAGCAAATAACAAACAAGCGAACCTGCCGCAGAACCTCGTGCCATAACCAAAATGTTTTGTTCTTGACACCAACCAACATAATCATTTACCAACATGAAATAGTCAGCCATGCCAGTTTTGGAAATTACCAACAACTCATCGGCAAGTCTTTCCTGATATACAGCCTTTTCTTTTTCTTTGCCCATCCGATAATTACTGTTCAATTTGGCATTGCAAAGGGCAGTCAATTGCTTCATCGGATTCTTGGTAATCGCTGGGATAAAATACTTGTACTTATTCAACGGTTCTAGTTCCAGCGAGTGATTATCCAACAACCACTTGCAAGATTCTTCGGATGCTTGCCAAACTTCGGGTTTGAATTGTTGTTTTAACCAAGATGAACTTGATAAATGATAACTGTTCCCAGGATATGCCAAATCTTTTTCATCGGCAGAATAGGCAATCATTCTCATCATGTTGTGCAGGTCTTTTTCTTCCTTATCGCAGTAATGAGAATCTTGCGAAACAATTGTCGGTAATCCGAGCCAATTAGCCATGGTAAATAATTCATGCACAAGTTTGTCGTCATTCCACCCGTCACCATGGTCGGCTTTGTGGTTTTGAACTTCAACAAAAACTTTTTCAAACATTTCTTGCAATGTCTTGATAATTCGCTCTGCTTTTTTAGCATCGCCATGGACAACTGCCTGAGACACCAATCCGAAATAGCATCCAGTCAAGCAAGCAATTCCTTTAAGGTTGCCCTGTGCAGATGCTTCTGCCAAATCATTGATATCTAAGAGTGGCTTGTAATGGTAGTGGTCACGCTCGTGCGACAGAGTGGATAGTTTCGTTAAGTTTCTGTAGCCTTCGGTTGTAAACGAAATTAGAGACAAATGGTTTCGTTTTGCTTTTTTATCGTTACGGTCTAAAACTACATACGCTTCAAGCCCGATAAATGGCAATACATTATTTTCTTTGCAGGCTTTGTAAAGTTGAAAAGCACCACTCATGTTGCCATGGTCAGTAAGTGCTAATGCTGGCTGGTTAAGTGATGCAACCTTTTCAACCATTCGGGATATATCTGCCATGCCATCAAGACATGAAAATTCTGAGTGAACATGAGTGTGAAAAAAATATGTCATACGGGCCAATAATACGGTAAATCTTTCTCCACCGACCAATTGAACTGCGAATAATGTTGTGGAAACTTCATAAGCAATTTTGACTTGTGCGAATCATGCACTCTTGAATCGCCCCACCATGACGGTCTTATGTCGCTGACATCATCTAAATTTTCAAATTCACTCAGTAGTTTTTTGATTTTATATTTGCAACTGTCGTCATATCCACGACTAATCCACTCTTCGCAAATTGCAATGGAATAAACTGCTAAGGCAATTTCGTGACCTGCCCACATTTTTACGGCAGGATGATTAGCCCATCCGTATTTGTATCCAACACGAGTAGCGTGAAGTGAAGTCAGTATTTGTAGTGATTCAACTCGTTGCTTGCCAAGTCTTTGACGGTCAAGAACACGAGCGCATTCTGAATATGTTTCGCATGGTACGAAAGTTTGCATTTTGTCTCCTTAGGACTAAAAATCATAAAACGGTTCGTAAATAATGTTTATTGGTGGTGTATCGCTTTCTTTGGCTAACTTACGCCATTCGTAATTTTTTTTTGTTCGGCGTATCTTAGCGCATCTCATTGCCCAATCAGTTATATGTTGTGGGCAACGAACAACTCTTCCATCGCTAGACACAATCCAGTTTTTGAATTGAGGCGATGAAGACAAAATAACCCGACAACATTTTGTGCAAAAAAATGTGTCGGGTTTATCTTGCATTACTTATTCTGATTTTGCTTGTTGAACTTTCTCTGCCTTATTGCATCAGGCCCGTTTGATTTGCTCAAACGATATCTTTCTTCGTATTCGGTTGCAGGGTCGTAACGATAAAGAGTGCCACTTTCAGTGTCACGCAAACGAAGAATCGTTACTCCTAGGTCTTCTATTGCCCGTAGAACATATCCCATAGAGCGTGGTGAGAAATGCCCTACAGCATCGCAAATGTCTGCCCACGAGACTGTTTCACCCGATAACAAAAGTTCTGCAACATCATAACGCTTTGCTTCTCTTGCTTTGTTAAACGGATTTTTTGGTTTTGTTGCCAAGTTGTATTCCTTTCTTTTGTTGGGGTGTGGTATGGGAAAAGCGAAAGGGGGGAAGCGATTCCCATACCACGACTTGTTCGGTTATTTTTCCGAAGCCTCAATAATTGCGGCAATCATTTCTGTCTTTGACATTTCATCGTTTTCAATTCCCATGTCTTCGCAGATGATTCGCAAATCACGCAATTTCATGGCATTGAGTGTTTCTTCGTCAAGAACTTCTTCTTCATCACTCTCATCGTCTGTCGGCACAGCGCCTTTGACTTTTGTTTGTGAGGCAAGAATTGATTCAACTTCAGTCATACTGTCATCATCCACAACAATATCTAGTGTTTCAATAATTTCTTGCAACCATTGTGGCTTGTTTGCTTTGACCCAGTTCAATTCTTCAAGCGTGTAATCTTCACGAACTGTCTCATCGCCTGAATCGTCTGTAGGGAAGATTGTTTCGTAAGAGTAACTAGCCGAACTAACAACTTTCTTTTTCGGCTTTTCTGCAACCATTACTAGTGTTGCATTGTTTGACTTTCCTACTGCAACCAATGTCTTTTCATCTTCATCAATGTCATCATCATCAAGAGATGAAACTGATTGTGAAGTGTCTTTTTCGCCAAGCGCCGACTCTCTTGCCTTAATCAGAATTTCTTCAAGATTAAGTGCTTCGTACTTTGCGAGATTCAACTTTGATGGTGCGTCAGGCGTTACATCGTAAGTTGTGTCCAAACCTTCGCCATGCTTTTGCAATTCATAGTTTCGGTCAATCATCGTGCCGTACTTGTCGTACTTGAGAATCAGACTGTTTGCAGTTGTCTTCGCAAGTTTGATTGGGATTACACGGTCAGTTTCAATATCAATTGCTGATGCAAGATATCGGAAAGATGCCCTAGCGCCATCAGGGAGTATTTCACCGATTGCCATTGGCACGAAATTGCGACTCTCATCGTTCCAGTATTCATAGAAGCCGAACCATTCTTCGGGTTCAGTGATGAAACGGACTGTGATTCCTTCGGCTGGCACATTCTTGATGAATGTGTTCAGAGAAGAACCACCTTTTTTCAGTGATTCTTTTAGGGCTTTGATATTCCCCATCTTCTTTCCACTTATATTCATGTTTTGACCTCCTACGGTCTTTGTTGTTTTGGTATTGACTGACATTACTTTTCATTAACGCATTTGTCAAGTATTTGATAAGAGGTGGGATTTCGCTTGTTTACTGTAGGGAAATGAAAGTAACCCCACAGGCAAGACAGCAACGCCATTGGAAGGAGTTCTAGATGACTATGAAGCATCTAGAACAGAAAAAATGGCATCCCACCGTGTTGCCGTTACGACCTTTGCTTATTGCGTTGTCGCAACAAGACTCTGCGAGCGCTTGGCATTTTTCCACCAAACACTCCGAACTCAGTCAGGTTTTCTCGCAACGAGTATTCCAAGCATTCCTGAATTACCGAACATTCTTCGCAAATTGCAATTGCCTTTCGGTAAAACTTTCGGGCGGCTTGTCCACGACTTACTTCGGGAAAAAATACCGAGGTGTGACCAGTACACGCCGCTTTTTTGAACCATGTTTCTCTATCACTAAATAGCATTGATGTTTTCCTTTTCTTGTGTTGTTTTTTGTTGAACCATGTTTATGCAAGCCATGTAACCCATTACATCTACGAGTGTGTCATGGTGCAAAATATCTTTTTCAAAATTGTTTCGCAATCTTGACAACTTTACAGAAACCATGAACAAGAGCGCTTCACGCACCGACAACTTGATTCCAGTCAAAGATTCAAAAATTGTGACAACCCGTAAATAATCATCTGATGGATGACCATAAACTTTTTGCCTATCGCCAGTAACAAGCGAGTGGGCTTCTAAAAGAATTTGTGCGCCATCATTATTTTCCTTCGTTGTGTTGTGACTAAACGCCATTGTTCTCATCCCAAGTGTTTTCCTGAATGGTTGACTGAATATCGTGTTGGATAACCATGGCAAGCCAGTCGTCATAACTTTCAAGTTCATTGAACGAGTAAAGTGCTTCACGAACTGTTTCGCCATCTTTGGTGGCATGACCTTTCATTACAAGCACTAATGCTTGTTTGAGTTCATAGGCAACATCCTTCCAGTCTTTCGGCGTTGGTCGGTCTAGCATTGCACCGTCTGTTTCCATTTTTATTCTCCTTCAAAGTCAAGTTGTTCTTGATGGTGGTGTCTAACTGGAATTGCTTCTGCAAAAGATTTTCCGATATCAGATTCTAAATCCATCAATCGTTGCATCTCTTCAATTACATATTCACGGTTGCCTTGAATTTCTTTAACCCCACTTGGGAGTATTAACCTAACTGCTATTTCATTTTCTTCTGCCATTTATCCTCCTTTTGTTGGCATTGATAATCATACAGCGTCATTGATTAGGTTGCAACTATTTATTTTCTTTTTCTGCCCCGATACATAGTTCCACGCCGATTGTTTTCTGCAACCGAGACTCTTTCCAAATGGGCAGGTCTTACACACGCCCTATTTCGGCAAAGATGGTCAATTACGACATCTTCGGGCATTTCTCCATTTAAGGCTTCGTATATCCAGCGATGCGCCCTACGCTTTTGACCCCTAAATTTGAACTGACCATAGCCTGCTTGGTCGTGGCTACCAGTCCAAACCCAGCACTCTTCTTCAATTCTTATGTGCTTTCTGAAACGGTCAATCTCCGTCTTCTTCGCTCTCATCTTGCATATCATACAACTCTTCAAGGTCAAGCCCGATGAACTTGAAAATCCATTGAAAAATGTCGTTTATCTGCATAAAGAGTTGGGCGTTTTCCATAGCCATTTCTGACAAATGTTCAATTCTGTCTAGGGTGTCCAAAAACGATTCCGAAGTCAGTTCTACGGACTCAGATGCAGGAATACGCTGACCCATCATTGCCAATTCCCTAGAGCGTTCAACCTGCCCACGAACCGAATTGCATAGTTCTGCGAATGTCTTTGGAGATGTCGTGTAGTCAATACCCATAAACCCACTCTACACCACAGCGATTGTTTGTAAACCCTAAAAAATTGAAGCCACTTTGACACCAAAAAAAAAGACCATCGCAACGGAATTACCCGAAGCGATGGTCTTTTTTAGTTTATTTGCCCCAAGGACTCCAACCATTGTTGTTGTGCTTGGTGCTGTAATTGAAGATTGCTAGTGCAGATGCCAATGCAGTTTTAGGGTCGTGCAAGTCTTCACAACGATTTAGTGTTTTTGCATCTTGCAGAAAACCAAATTCGCTATATCGTGATTTCTTACACCAAAACCGATTTATTTGCATTAGTCCGTGACTTCCACCATTAGGGTCGCCAGCATTGAAAGCAGAGGGCAAGCATCTACTTTCACGCCACATAATTTCATCTAACTTGGCGAGTTCAGATTTATCCCAACCAACTGATATTGCTAAATCCCACCATTGGGGGCAAAATGCGTTCTTTGGCACTTTGAATTTCGCAATCGTGGTGTTGGTTAATCTTTCAACCTGAACATTGTTCAAAATAATTGTTGATTTTGATTCTTCAACAACTATCTCTTCTGAATATCCGAACACTGTAAAAACAGTGGTCGCAACTACGCTTAGCAAAGTTGAAATTATTTTTTGCATTATCTCTCCTTTGGTTTGACAATTATGTATTAGCCCCAGTGATTCGCAAATATGGCTTTGAAGCCACTTCTACGCTGTTTGCGCTAATAATGGATATGTCTATTGTTCCACGGGCAACTGCATCTTCTACTGCCTTCTTGTCTAGCACAGTTTTCGTGATTTGTCGCCACTGATTGGCAGAAAGTTTTGCTTTCAATGTCTCTTCGTTAAATTTCAACGAAGTCGGTCTGACAATCGTGATTTTTGTTTCCGATTCGCTTTCGCCAATCGTGATGGTGTCCACTTCATTGCTTTCCAATGCGTCAAAGATTTTTTTCTTTGCCTTTGCAATTTCGTGTTCTAAATCAACAAGTTGTGCTTGTTGAGTTTTTATTTCTTCTACTAGTTGTTCTAGCATTTTTTTCGTTTGGTGGTTCATTTGTTTTTCCATTCTCTCCATGGGTCATCAATTTCTTTTGCCCAATCGTAAGGTTCATTTGGTTTACCCAAATAAACGGTGTATTTTTTTTCTTCATTCATTTCTTGCTTTAGCGATATTGCCGAACGAATTGCTATGCCAAGTAGCAATCCGATAACTACACCGTATAAAGCCCATCCTAAAGGTGATGAACTAAATTCGGGGTCAGGCACAAATGCCATTGCAATTAAAAGAATCACAAGCACTAATGAAAATGCGAGTGAATCTTGTGGTCTGAATGTCTTCATTATTTTTTCTCCTTTGCTTTGTCTAGTGAACTTGCAACCACGATAAGTTTGTTCAAAGAATCTTTAATTCTTAATTTTTTGCCATAGAGAATGTTCATGTGCAAACTATCCATGACATCGGCAAACTCTTGATTTTCAGAAATCAGTTTTGCCCAAGCGTGTTGTTTGTAAAACATGAACACTCGCAATAATTCACGCCATTCTTCTTTGTTTTTGTAATCGGCGTATTGTTCTTTGAACTTCATTATTTGTTCGGGAAATGTGAACACTTTGCCTGTCCAAACCCAAACATTTTCTTCTTTATCGTAAACCAAGTTTGCTGACATTATTTATTCTCCTTTTCTTTTTGGTTGTTTATTGCCTGTTCGTATCTTGTATGCAATGAATTTGCGAGTGCTGGTGGCACAAAAATTTCTGTGTCGCCATCTTCAAACATTGCTTTCCAACATAACGGGTGGATACCAGTGAGTATTTGCTCACGGTCTTCGGCTGGCATTGTAGGAAAAGCCTGCATAATCAAAGCACCACTTTCGTAGAGTTCAATTCTTGCAACTTCTTCTGCTGTCATTCCAACTTCACCGATTTCACTGCACCAAGGGCAAGGCTTGGTTTCTAAATAACCGAATATCTTTCGCTTCATTATTTATTCTCCTTTGTTTTGTTGATGTATTGTGTTAACAGGTGTTGCAGTAACGCTTCTAACTGACTTTCAGTTGTGATAGTAACCATCAATCCAACTACAAATTCTGTGGAGTTTTCGCCCCAAAGTTTTTTTGTCAAATGGATAATGTCCAACCCCAAGTTTTCCATTCTTTCTTGTTTTTCTTCTGCATCATCTTCTTCTTCATTGTTGGTAAGAAAATAACCATCGGCTTTTTTCTTTGCCACTTCATACTCACTTTCTTGTTTTGCATCTTGATTTGTAAATGCAATCCAATGAGCATTAACGATTTCTTCCATTATTTCTTGATTCCACATTATTTGTTCTCCTTTGTTTGGTTGATGTGTTTTGTTCTTTCGTTTGCGAGAAAAACAAGAAGTTCATCAAGTTCTTTCGCAAGTTCTTCAATTGAATTGAATTGTGGGTGGTCAAAAACATCGCAATCTCTGTTTTCAATTTTCCCCATCAAAACCAATTGTTCTTGGGCTTTCTTCAACAATTGATATTCGTAATCGTTATACATTATTTTCTCCTTTGGTCGTAAATGCCAATCGGCAGTACCACTGGTGTGATACTGCCGATTAACAACTTTTTTTATTACTTGTGGTTAGTAAGCGATGAACTCGTAACCATCTTCTATTGGATTTACCCGTTCAGGGTCTTGACCTTCGCCTTCTAGGTTTTCGTAAAGACCTGCGGCGATTTCGTATGCCCATTCTGACGGGTCAATTCGGTAAGTAACCGATTTGTCGTCTGATGTTGCAACGGCAACAATTTCGCTTGTGTCTTGCCGAATGAATTCAATTGTCGTGAATACTTCTTGCCCTTCGTAGGCAAGGTCAAGAAGTTGTTCAACGGTTTTGACGGAAATCTTGAGATTTTGCATATCAAGTTTTTCGTCTGATTCTTCTTCTTCGGCTACTTCGGAATCTACCGTGTCGGTATCTTCCAGTTCTGCTTCAAGCGCTCTTGTCGGGCGCTTCTTCTTTTTCTTTGCAACCATGTGTTTTCTCCTTATGGTTTTTTTTGGTTAGAATTGCGAGCGCAGGTGGCACAAAAATTGCTGAGCGCACCTGCGCTTTGTTCAGTATAGCGCATTGAATAGCATTGATTATGGTTTCATCATTGCCCCCGTAATATGCTTTCCAATAGCGTTTGTCAAACTGACGCAATCGTGGCTTTGGACTAGGTACTGATGACCGTAATTTACTGGTGTTAATTTGCCATCAGGTAGCACCCTTTGTGATATTGGAGAGAAATTAGGCTTTTCAATGACTAAGCCGCCATTTAATTCGCTTGCATTTCCCCAAGCATAAGAACTAGGCAATTGAACCAAGAAGGTTAAAGCACCACTCTTGTTCATATCTTCAATTGCCTTAAGTCCTAGCCTGTCAACAAACCAATCGCCATCGGTAATTGAAAACAACAACCTGTGTTTGGCTTCTGACTTCTGCAAAATAGTTTTTGCAATTGTCAAAACCTGTTCAGGATATGTTCCACCCCTACAGTCAAAAATTGGTATTTGACTTAAACCAACTTTTGTTTCTGTGGAATATAGAGCCTGATAACTGTCATCGTAACCAATTACCGAACATGGGATATCGTGCTGGTTGCAGGCATATTTGATTGCCCACATTGATGCCGATGCTTCACCCATGGTATTCATCATTGGCGACAGAAGATTTGGTGAACCAACTGTGTACGACCTAGATGCCATGCTTGAAGATTGGTCAAGCAAAATTACAACTTCGGCATCGGGTCGTTCATCGCCTTCATCAAGATATTCGTCAAATACATCAAAATGTAAGTCACGACTCTCAATTGAGCGCATAATGTTGAATTTTCCAAATGAACTGCCAGTTTCCCATTGATTATCAGAATCAGCCTTCAACTTGCCGATTGTTCGGGCAAGGTTTGTTGCTAATGCACGATAAGCAATTGGTGTTTGTGCAAAATGGCTTGGTTTTTCACATTTTGAAAACAACTTGTCATATTTTGTTGTTTCAACAAGAGATGAGATTTGTGAAAGCACATCTGCCATTTCTTGTTGAACAGTGACCTTGTTGCTTTGAAAAACTTCGGCAAATACTTTGTCTTTTTCAGACAATTTTGATTTATTTGAAGAAGAGTTTTCTTTTGACAAACTTCCTGAATCATCAGAATCATCATCAGAATCGTAAGAATCATCAGAGTCATCATCAGAATCGTTATCTGAATCTTCATCAGAATCATCATCAGAGCCACCTGAACTATCTGAATCGTCAGAATCTTCGGAATCTTCGGAATCGTCATCAGAATCGCCTGACCCTTCTGAATCATCAGAATCACCTGAATCATCTGAATTACCCGAATCATCGGAATCTTCTGAATCTTCTGAATCGTCAGAATCTTCGGAATCAAACTCTTCTTCTTGCTGTTGCCGTATTTCGTGCAGTTCTTCAACTTCACTGTCGGTTTTTGTATTGGTGTGTTGTGAATGACCACCAACATTGTCATCTCCGTGTTTGGCAACTTCTTCAAGGATGTTGTTGCGCCCTAAAATAGCCAAATACTTTTTGCATATTTCTAAGGCAGTTTTGTCTTCATTGCCTTTTTTGCAAGCGCTTGGTGTCAATGACAAAGAGCGAAAAGTATCGTTTAGGTTGCTCAACAAATCCAAATCTTTTTCTGAAATAGATTGGCTTGCAATCAACTGTTCACGAAATACTTTTCTCAATTCAAGTGGCAAATACTTTCTGCCATCCATCAACACAAAACTAAATGTTGTCGGATTTTTCGCAATGTATTTCATTACTGCATCAGTGAAAAAGTATTGCGATGCTGGATATTTTGCCACAAACAAACTCTCAATTCGTGCATCTTCTAGCAGATTGAAGATTTTTGGAAGGTGAGCAGAAACCAACGGATTTGTCGTTGTCTTCACTTCTTCCATAATCATCTTCACTACAGAAGATGTTCGTTTTGGAGTAAACAAACAGTGGGCAAGTTCATGGTAATTTAATCCACGAAGTTCACCGAGCCTGTCCATTAATTTGTTTTGTGCAAGTGTGTTGCCAACCATTGAATTTTTTTGACGATTGACATACGCCTTGAATGCAGTTTCCAAATTGTCAAATTTGAAGAAAACAGTGTTTCCGTCAGTAAAAGCAAGTGCATCATTATTTGACAATTCGCACTTGATTTGCCTGCCTGCCAAAATACTGTTGACCCTGCTAAACAAAACGGTAAATGCTTCAAGGTATTGAGCAATCGTTTCTTTGTCTGTTTGGTTCTTGATTTGATTTTCTAGTGTTTGTTCGCCTTCACGCCAAGAATGTTGTCTTGACAAAACATTTTGTGGTTGAACAATGTTTTTTGACGAGTTTCCACCATTTCTGTTTCTGTTTCTACGCATTTTGTATTCTCCTTTAGTTGTTTTGAATAAAAAATTTTTTTATTGAGCATCGGTGGCACAAAAATTTCTGAGCCACCGATGCGTCAACATTGACTTTTTGTTCGTTACGAACTTGCGTTGTTGGTGTCGCTTGGTTCAACTGGCTTTTTGCCGACTGCGAACTCTGATTCTTCATAGAAATCGCCTTCGTTCAAGTCAGAATAGATTCTTTCGGCAACATTCGCCAAAACTTCACGAACCACACCTGCTTCATCGGCAGGAAAGTTGTTCAGGAAATTGTTCATTGCGAAATCAAAACTTGCAGTTTCATTCCACTCTTCAACTTCCATAAGCATATTCGTGCTGATAGGTGTAGTCAGGTTGCCCAAGTCAACTTGCGAACGCAAATTGGTTGCCAACTCAATCAAAGCATCGCTGTTAAGCAATTCTTTTTCAATTGCATTTTCGTATGGAAAGTGCAATTTCATTGCGAAACGATTCTTGAACGCTTGATTAAGTGGGCGTGTGCCGTGATAATCAGGATTGTAAGCGCCGATAACAAAGCACTTCGGGTGAAGTGGGATGCTTGTCGGGCAACTTGAACCTGATGCTTCGGGCAGGCTGATTGTTCGCCTACGGTCTAACATTCCGTGGATGTAAGCCGCAATTTTTGGTGGCAAAAAGTTGACTTCATCAAGATAGACGATGCCACCGTGTATGCAGGCTTGAACAACTTCGCCAGCGATGAAATCTACCGACTTGTCAGGTCGTGGAGTCCATCCACCAATGAAGATTCGTGGTTCTGCACCACCGTTGCAGGGAACATTGACTACTGGCAAACCTTGTTCAGCGCCAAAAGCGTAAACGAGGGATGTTTTTGCCGAACCAGTTGGCCCGTAAACAAGAACATTGTGTTTTGCTTCCAATGCCAATTTCAAAGCATCAAGGTCTTTGATTCCACCAATCTCACGACTGATGTATGCACCATCATCTGACCATTTTGCTTTGCTAGGTATTAAGTGTGCTAACGGATGTTTTGATTCTTCCATTACTTTCTCCTTTTCTTTGGTTGTTTTGTTGGTTGTTTCTGACAATTTACTTGTCTTCATTTGTTTCTCCTTTTTGTTGTTTTTTTTGATTTTTGACTTCCCAGCACTTTTTTTGGTTTTTGACCGTTTTTTATGCTGGGACTTTTTTGGCACAAAAAAATTTTTTTATTGAGTGCAGGTGGCACAAAAATTTCTGAGCCACCTGCACTTTATTCGCTACCTGTTCGGAATTACTTTTCTTCGGTTACTTTCGTGTAGCAGTCGTCGCACAACAAATGTTCTGCGTCAACATCAATCTGCCAATACGGTGTTGCACTGCCATAATCGGAATCAATTCCAATTATTGTTTTGCAACTTGAACAAGAACCGTCAATTTCAGTGTGTTCAAGTTCCCAATCGTAATTGATACCAATTGGGTCAAACACGAAATGGACTGGCTTTTCAATTTGATTCGTTAACCAATTGTCAAATGCTGTCATTATTTTTTCTCCTTTTTCTTTGTTTTGTTTACTGGTGTTGCATAGCAAAAAGTTGTTTGCCTACCTTTTGAGTTGAAAACTCGGAAGTAAACTTCACCATTGCGTTTTTCTTCAATTTTGAGTGAATAGCCACGCTGTGCGAGTGCCACGCCTAATCCACCTTGCGCTCTTTCAAACGCCTTCTTTTTTGTGATATTTGGAATTATGAAATATGGCGTATGCAAATCATATTTTCTGTTCATTTATTTCTCCTTTTGTTTGGTTTTTGGATATTACGAGCGCAGGTGGCGACCAAAATTTGGTGGCGCACCTGCGCTTTATTCTGTATTCGTTAACGCTTGCCTTTGCTTGCAACTGGTCTTTTGCCTTTTCTTGTAATTTTCTTTTTGTTGTTTTTTGAATGATGCAAACTGCTTAGGCAAAGTATGTACATTCTCCTAATTGCCAAATCATCTGAATCACGAATAGATGACCAGTCATAATTTGACCAAGAAGAGATGCCAGCAGAAAATAACAAGTATGTTGGCAAATCGTTGTATTTCTTGAATCTGAACTCATCAAGACCATACCAAGCCTTGTAAATTACTTTCAGGTATTTTTCTTTTTCTGATTGCTTCAGTTTGAATGCTTTCATTTTTTTCTCCTTTTTTGTTGTTTGTAACTTGATGCCGTTTTTATCACGATAAAGACTTCCACTTACTTTTCTCATTTATGTCTCCTTTTGTTTGGGTTGATATTGGTATTCGGTTGCGATGAAGCAGAGGGGTGGTGGCGCAAAAAATTTTGAGCCAACTACTTCATCGCAACTTTGTGCCAGCGTCAGGAGTTGAACCCGATACGGTTGCCCGATATTCTGCAACACGCACTGGCGACCTTAAAGAAAAAGTCACGAATGTTTAATGCAAACAGAGAATTTGCTTTAGATAAATCATTGTCTTATGGCACTTGTCATTTCGTGTTTTACCCAGTCGGTAAAATCACAAAATGGGAGTAATTCCATTCCACAGTTTCGTAATAGCAAATTGGTGTGTTTACATCCGAAGACTTGCACTTCGTCTAGTTGCTTGGTTCGGGTTTGCTGTTCCGTTTGCCCAATTCTTTGTCTAGTGTCTGACGCAGTTTACAACTTGGCTGGCGATTCAAAAGTGTCGTTGCGAATCCTTATGTTCGTCAACATTGACCTGACCGAGAAATTCACTGTTTCTTCGGTACTGACGCTTCCTGATGAGTCCTACTGGCTATCGTTGCCTTTGCATATCCGCAAGGATGAGGGCTTCAAATGGTGCGATAGGCAGGTGCGTTCGTGTCTTTCAACTTTTCGCCGTTTTTCAGTTTTCAAGGTACAGAAGAGATTCTATCAAATAATGGCATTAATGACAAGCAATGAATTCAATGAAAACGCTTAAAATAAGGCAAATAAGCGTTTTTTGAAGGTTTTGGCAGGTTTTGGCTTGAGAAAGGCTGTTTTTTTCAATTTTCAAATGTCGGGAAAGCCTTATATCATAAGGGTTTTATGGGTTTTTGGCATTTCTCAGGCAAAAAAGGGCTGTTTTTAAGGGTTTTTTGACCACTCTGTAAAAAAAGTGCAAAAAAGCCTTATTTTTAAGGGTTTTTTGATGTCTCTTACTAAAAGCCTTATTTTAAGCCATTTTATTGATTTCATTGATAACTGGACAAAAGCACAATAGAGGATTATGCTATCGCACCGTTCAAGTGCGTAAAACTCCACTGTACTTAGTGCTTGCACTTTCATAACTACTTCCTACTAAATCTCTTAGTTATATATTTATTAATTTAGTAATAAGTAATGAATATAAGTAATAAACCACTTAGAGATTAGGTGGCAAAAAAAATACAGAGGCAATTACAACCAAAAGAAAGCGAAACACCAATGTCATATTCATCAATAGAAGCATTATTAATTTCGGCAGTTCTACGGCAAGAAGACCATAGGACACCACTGATAGAAGGCGTAGCACCTGACTGGTTTTTGTCGTACAGGGTGGAATGGGAATGGATTGAAACATATATCAAGCGCCACCACAAAGCACCGTCAAAGTCTTTATTCAAAGTAACTTTCCCTGACTTTGTTGTTTTGAAATCCGATGATGTGGATTATTGCATCAAAGAAGTAAAAGAATCTTATTTGAGGCGTTCGCTGGTCAATGTCATGTCTGACTTGGCAGAAAAAATCAAAACCCAAAACGAGTCAATTGAAACAATTAACTTTGCCCAACAAGAATTGATGAAACTTCAAATGGCATCTGAGGGTGGAAAAAATGAAACTGACATTGTTGAAGAATGGTCTTTGGCTTATGACGAAGCCGCTCGGCGTTATGAAAGAACAAACGACAAAGGCATATCGGGAGTTCCCACTGGATTTCCTACGCTTGATAATTTGACTGGTGGCGCTCAAGAAGGCGACTACTGGATTGTTGCGGCACGATTAGGGCAAGGTAAAACTTGGACACTTATCCGTATGGCTTGCTCTGCTTTGTATTCAGGAATGGTTGTTCAATACGATGCGCTTGAACAATCAAGAGCGCAGATAGCAATGCGAACACACAGTTTCTTGTCTAGCGAATATGGCAAACAAACTTTTCGCTCTATGGATTTGATGAACGGAAAAGATTTTGATTTGAAAGCATACAAAGAGTTTTTGACTGGATTGAAAAGTCATACTGCTGGCAAATTTTTTGTTAACGATACTTCTCGTGGTCGTTTGAATCCAAGCATGATTGCGGCACAGATAGAGCGCAACAAGCCTGATGTAGTTTTCATTGACTATCTAACTTTGATGAACACTGGTGGCGATGACTGGAAAGCAATTGCAAACTTGTCGGCAGAACTAAAAGGGATTGCGATGCACTATCAAATTCCAATTATTGCGGCGGCTCAGATTAATCGTATGGCTATCGGTAACGATGTTCCAGGGCCAGAACATTTGGCTGGTGCAGATGCAATCGGGCAAGACGCAGATTGTGTAATCACGATGAAGCAAATGTCTGCTCATGTCATCAAAATGCGATTGGCAAAATTCCGTCATGGTTCTGACGGACAAACTTGGCTTAATGAATTTCGCCCGAATTCAGGAAAGTTTGATGAAATCAGTAGTCAAAGAGCAGATGAAATTACGCAAGAAGACAAGGAGAGTCAAGTATGAAAGTTACGACCAATGGCAAGCAAGAATCAATTGTCAAATTTCTCAAAAAGCATTTAGATATCAAAAGCAAAAATGGATTGGAATGGCAAGCACTATGCCCGTACCACGAAGACAAATCGCCATCGTTTAGCGTAAACATCCGAAAAGGATTATTTATTTGTTATGCGTGTGGCGCTAAGGGCAACATGGAACAACTGGCAGAGCATCTGAATGCAGATGTGCCACTGAATGACCCAAGTGTAACTCTTGATGAAGTTGTAGAAGCACTAGAAAAATTGACAGTTGAAGAAGCAAGAGTTGAGCGCCCGATTGTCGGAATTCCGTATCCTGCAAAATATCAAACTGATTGGGCAAAAGAAAAAACAAAAGATTATTTTCTTACCCGTGGATTAACCGAAATGGCAATTAGCGATTATCGTTTGAGTTACGACATCGTTGATGGCGATGCGATTATCCCTCTTTGTGATATTTATGGTCGTATCGCTGGGTTTATCAAAAGAACTCTTGATTCGCAAAAACTAGCCGAAGGCGTACCGAAATATCGTTACCCGAAAGGTTTGTCTATTTCAAAATATCTTTACGGTGCAGATGTAATTATGAAAAACACAATGTATTCAGAAACTTATGGGCATCCGTTAAATTTGGTTATTACCGAAGGCAGTATTGATGCGATGAGCGTTTACAAAATATGTTCGCAAACATATGGCGTTGCTATCTTGGGCGCAAGAATTTCAAAAGAACAAGCGTTACAAATTCAAAAACTTGCACCAACAACGATTGTGATTGCAACCGACAGAGACAGGGCTGGTCGTGAAGCCGAAGTTCAAGTGAAATACGAATTGGACAAACTGAGAATGGGCATAAAAATTTCTTGTGCTAGTTGGGATTCTCAATACGGAAAAGACCTTGCAGAATTATCGCCAACAATGAGATTTGAAGTAATCAAGGGTGCAATCGGATGAAAATGGTTAGGGCAACTAAGCAAGAAGTTAAATTGTTTTCTAGTTCGGAAAAAACAAAAATAGTTGATGCGATATTTTCTCATTGGCGAAACCATGGTTTTCCACAATATGAACTTACAAAACAGGAACAAATTAAAGAGTGGGATTTGCTACAGGATTACGACAGAACTGGCATGATTGACCCCAAAGGTCACATTAAACAGACAATGCACGGGCTTGGTCTTGCTTGGAATTATTTTCCGCACCATTGGGGAATATCTGTTGGTGGCAAACCAACTGTTTTAGATATTTGGAATGACGATGAAAAATTCAAAAAAGCAATAGCGAGAAGATTAAATCGTGGTGGTCTTGCTTGGGATGAAAACGGTAATCCCCACATGACTATTTCAATTATTCGCAAAGCACTTATGGCTTGTTCATCTGCACAAAGAGTTTCTAATTTTAGACCTACTGCGGCGGCTTCAATTTATGACAAATACTCAGGCAATGGAATTGTTTGGGATATGTCTTGTGGTTTTGGTGGCAGATTGCTTGGTGCATTTACTTCAAACAAAGTAAAACTTTATGTTGGCACTGAGCCATCTACACTTACCTTCAATGGTTTAGAAAAACTGGCAGAAAACTTTCATCACATTGCAAAAACACAATATGAGTTGCACAAAATTGGGTCGGAAGATTTTGTACCTAGTCAAGAAGTTGATTTGTGTTTTACATCTCCACCGTATTTTGATACCGAAAAGTATTCGGATGAACCAACTCAATCTGCAATAAAATTTCCTACGCCTGTTGAATGGAACAATAAATTTTTACGACAAACTATTAAAAACTCTTTCGTCTGCTTAAATAAAAACGGCTATTTGATTTTGAATGTTGCAAGCGTCAAGAGTCATCCATTTCTTGTTCCCGACACAATTAGAATTGCACAAAAAGAAGGTTTTAAGTTAGTTGACACACTTAAACTAACTCTTAGTGCGATTACCAAAGGTGCTTTCAAATACGAACCAGTGTTTGTTTTTCAAAAATAACCATGAATGTTTATGTCGTATTGCCGATAGAAAAGAAAAAAACTCACTGGTTGCTATTGAATGTTCATTATGCACGAAGATTGCCACCGATGAGTTATGCTTTCGGATTATATTCGGTAACTAAATCAGGTAAAAAACTAAAGGGTGTTGTCACATACGGTATGCCACCATCTCCAACGCTATGCACTGGCGTTTGTGGCAAAGAATGGAAATCAAAAGTTTTAGAACTCAACCGTCTTTGTTTAGTTGACAACGAAAAAAACGAAGCCAGCAGACTTGTTGGTGCATCGTTAAAAATGTTGCCCCAACCAACCATAGTTGTTTCTTACGCCGATAGCGCACAGCAACACACTGGCTTTATTTATCAAGCAACAAACTTTCTGTACACTGGAGAAACTGGAAGTCATTTAGATTACGGATTGCATAGCAACCCAAAGGCTCATAACAAAGCGATAAGCAATACAGTGCCAAATGGAAAAAACAAATTGCAGAGATTAAAAGAACTGCATGGTGACGACCTTTATGTAAAACAGAGAAGCAAGAAGCATCGTTATGTTTTTCTTGTAGGAAATAAAACTCAAAAGAAAGAATTGCGTAAGGCTTTGAAATACAAAGTTTTTCCGTATCCGAAGGAAGCCGTAAAACACAAATAGTGGGTCAGAATAATCTGAACCCACTACTTGCGACCTAAGGAGGTTGCTGGATAGGAAACACCAAAACCTAAACCAGTAACTCCATTCAACAGGTTAAAAATTGTTTTGTCAACTATTTACCAACCCTCTGCTTTACGGTCTGCACAAAAGATTGGCGCTTGAATAGTTATGCCCCGTTCAGGCGTAATAACTGCCAGTGCTTGCTGTGGTTGTTCAAAGGAGAAGTTGTTAATAAATGCGTATTCGTCAACTCCCTTAAGTGAGCCATTAATTATCAGCGATGGCGTTTGAACTAATTGATGCCAGTGACCACACCACATAGTTTGGAAATTTGATTCTGTCGCCAAATATCTTTGCGCTTTTCTTGCTCGCAATCGCATAATTGGAGGCCAAATTCCACCGATTCCACCACCACCTGATGCTTGGTCACCGTGGGTAATCAATTGACCGTAACCGTAAATACTTACAAGAGAGTCAGCGCCTTCGGGTATTTGGAAAGTAACACGCTTATCTTTTTCAAAGTATCTTTCAATCATTTTTGTTACGAGCCAGTCGTAGTTTGTTTTGACACGCAACTTCATGCGAGGCTTTCTAGTTGTTCTGCCATGGTTGCCGACAACGCTAGTTATATGAACTTTGCCGAACTCTTCTGCCAACAAACTGATTGATGCAGTTAATTGTTCAGACCAGTAGAGCAATGAATCAAGCATGGTTGAAGCGTTTGTGTCGTGCAATTCTTCGTGGATATCTCCACTAAAAATATCGCCACCAAGAATCAAAAACACTCCGTCGTAAGTAACGCCCGATAGGTAATGCCTAGAAACTTTGATTACATTCTCTGTCCACTTTTGTAATCGCATGGTTGCGATTGTCCGATTGTAAGCGTTAAGAAAATCAACTTCTTCGGGTACAACTACTTCGTCAAAGTGTGTATCACTCAACATGACCACCAGCGTTGCCGAACTTTTCTTCGGTTTTGCAGGTGCAAGCCAAGTTGGGGGCTGTAAATTTTGACTAAGAATCTGTTCCGAAGACTCTATTGTTTTCGTTAATTTATCTACTTGTTCGTTAAGTTTTTGAATTTCACGAGCAGATATATTGTTTCGTTTTTTTAACGCATCTAATTCAAGTTTCATTGGGTCGTTATTCTCTAACCCATTAGAAAATTTACTCATCGTTTTCTTCTCAATCTGTTGATAGTTGTGACATTTCCTTTTATGCCCAACTCATCCAACGCCTTAACTATTGTGGCGGCAGATATTTTGGGGTTGTCTAACGCTAAGTAAAAATCTTTTTTAGATTCTTCATCTAAAACAGTTTCAACTTCATCAAGAAAATCTCTCTTGTAATGCTTGCTTAACTTACTTGCAAATTCACTTGTCATTGGTATTTTCTCCTAGGCTGTTTTCCAAGGGCTTTCTTCTCTCGTAATGTTAGCAGGATGAATGTTCAATGTGTACGATTTGCGCCTCAGCGACCAAGCCAACGCACCAGCGATAAAAGTGTCGGGTGGGTGTCCTGCACCGAACAAATCTTTTTGAGTTACATATTTGTGTTCTGAATATGGGAATTGAATACGAGGGCTTACGATTCCATACTGTTCAATTCCAGCGATATATTCCATGAAAACACTCTCTCTTTCACGACCACGCAGAACAACATCACGAATTTTTCTCTTGTCGTACTGAATCATGTCGCTTACAACATTGCCAATTCCAGTGGCATCGTGAACGCAAATACCACCATAAGTTTCCAGCCTGATATCTAAATCTCGCACCATTTCGGGCCAAGGCTTGCGACCAGTTCTGAGGAAAGCAACTTCACGCCACGGATGTTGGTCAACCCTAAATGTTCGCATGATTGTCCAGTCTTGTTCTTTAGCCCAGTCAACGCCTGTGATGTAAGAACCTTGCGGGTCGTAAGGCTCAACGACAATGTATTCGTTAACATCGCCAACATAAACGCCGATATTCGGGTCGTATGCGGCATCCACAAACTTCGTTTCAATTGCTCTACCGTCAAATGATGGTTCTTGCAAATCGTATTCAACTTCCCACATTCGTGAAGAGACTTCTGTTTTCTTTCTTTCAACCATTTCTTGCGTAAGCCAACCACGCTCTTCGGGAGTTCCTACGGATTCACGCCAGCACCATTCGTAAACGGGCCAATTCTTTTCGTTTGCTCGCTTCAATAGTTCAGTCATCGTGCCATCGGGATACTGGTGTGTACTTGAAATAACTGTTTGTGACTGCAATCCACGAGCATCCATCGGCTGACCTTGTGCGGCTTCAAAGAGCGCCAAGTCCATTTCGTCAACTTCATCTAGTCGTAATCGTTGTGGGTGAGGGCCACGAACTGATTTCTGCGATGCCATAAGAGCAACAATCCATGCACCGTTATTTAATCTTGTCGTGAATGTTGTCGGTTCATCCTTCAACAAACCCCGTGGTGCATATTCGTGATGCCATAGTTCTTTTGTTACTTCGTGAACTCGTTGCGACTGTGCGGCAGAACCACCAAGAATAGTTATTTGAGCGCCAAGCGTTGCCGCTTCAATAAGTGCAAGAACTCCCATCAAAGTTGATTTGCCACCGAATCCACGACTGGCTTTCCAAACCGATACTGGCGAGCGACCAAAGTATGCGTCAGCCAAAGCCTTGAAAGGAGATGTGTGGTGCTTGCATACGCCGTGGCGTGGCACTGTGATACCCCAAACAACACGGATGTACTGCCACAATTCTTCATCGTCTTGTGGAAGTCTGCCTAGTAAAAGCGTCATATGCTCACGATAGCAGAAAAGGGGCAGGGGTCGGGGTCGGGCGTGGGGTCGGGGCAGAACCCGACAGGCCTCAGCAAATCTTGTTGTTTGCTTTAGCCTTGGCAAGAGCGTCACCGTCAAACGGTATGCCCTTTTCGGATATTTCCATTTCGTTGCGAATATCTAGCAGAGCGTCAATGACCGACATGACCGTTACCTGAGTTTTGTGGTCGTGCAGTTCTAGATGTATCAAATATGTGAGGTACTGGTCTAGTTTTCCCATTTTTTACCAAAAAATTTTCCAGCGAGGAATGCGTTTGGGTATCCAATTGCGTTTTCGGTCTTTACGGCGCTTAAAACGCTTCCTAGACGGCAATGCGAGCCTTGTAGAAGGCTTGGGCCAAATGGAAGGCATCAGTCGTCTTCGTCTTCGGGCTTGTCGCCACAATAAGGCTTGTGCTTCTTACAGAGTGCAAAGCGACAAGGGCAAATCCGAGACATATACAGAATCTAGCCGAAATGATAAACGGCTACACGCACTTTTCTGAGTCTTTCCTTTTCAATGCCTTCAGGCACTTTTTCCGAGAGAACCATTTTCTGAGTGGGTTTGCCTTTGTCGTTCAATTCCGAAACGGCGTATTCGTACATCCAAGTCATTCTTCTGCCCATAAGAGCCAAAGCATAGATTATTCAATGCGAACAATGCAATCCACTCCGAAACTATGTCTGCCGAAAACCACTCGCTAATTTTCTGATTAAGGGCAGAGCGAACAGGCGTTCGTTTTCTAAAAAAGTGAGGGGGGGGGTCGTCAACACTCAGCGCTTCGGGCGAGTCAGTTGCTTGTTCAACAACTCAATCGCATCAATGAGACAATCTTGGTCAGTCGTAGAACGAGGTGCGGTTCGGCACAAAATGGCGAGCAACGATTCGGCAATATGTTTTGGAAGTGTTATATCACTGGTCTTCTGATTCATCTGCATCTTCTCCTTGTGCTGGGGCAGATGAATCTACCGTAATTGCAAGTCTTCTACCTGCCTCTTCTAATGCTTTAATGTAGTTTTCTTTGTCACCGTCTGCCAAGATAACTGTTTCACGCCCTGTAGCAATATCTAGTTTTTCTGCCGCATTAAGACCGTAGAGCCTTTCCATTCTGTCCATAACTGCAAGCGCGGCAGACATAGACGCTAAATCACGGGTGTTAACATCGGGCCAAAGAAGCATCAACATATGCTCTAGTCTTCCGTAATGTATCTTCTTTAGTTCACTCCCTGATTCCTGCAAAGAAGACTTCATTCCACGCTGTACGGCTTTACGAGCGCCACTAGCATCCGAATAACCGAGTTGTTGCGCTATCTGTGCGTAACTAGCACCAGCAAGTTTCAATGCGATTGCTCTTCTAGTTTTTTCTGCCGAAGACATCGTGCGTGACAGGGCTACAGGATTATTGATAACGATTTCGCTACCGTCTGACCCGTCGTTGACTATTTCGCCGTAGATTGTGTCGTTGTCTTCTTTATCGTTGCTCATATCGTGTCCTAGTCCGCCAATTTTGATGTCTTTTGAGTGTATCAAACAGCGTAGTTCAATGCGAGTTCTGATAGCATTTTTGGATGTTAAATATCGTTTGTGAGCAGTATCCTGAATACAACTGGAACGGTTTTGAACGGGTTTATGCGATTATCGGTCTTCTATACAAGAATTATCTTGTGATTGATAGATTCTGTGAAATTCCTAATAGTTCTGATAACCCCAGTGATACTTTCGCTGTAGTTGTCAAAGATTTATTTGTTATCGCAACATCACTTTCTCCCGCCGAATCTATTGTCGGCTTTGCACACACGCACCCAC